GAAGTTGCGATCCTGTCAAGGGCAAGGGTTCTGAAGAACCAAACCATGCTGATGGAATCAGAAACGCTGAAGCAATGGTTGGAACACATCATGAATGATGTCCGACCGATACCGTTAGAAGAACAGGGTGTCTAGCCGAAAGGCTTTACATAAGACAGAGAAGTCTATAATCGCAGAAAGTCAGAGAAGACTTAAATCGCAAAAGGAGACTAATTAAAATGGATAATGAACTTGCGAATGCCAACGAGAATAGTACACAGGAATCCAAACAGGAAACCAAGGGACAGAAAACCGATACTGCTTCTCTTGAAGCGAGAATCAAGCAGTTGGAATCCGAGAACGGGAAACTGAAACAGGCACAGACAAATGCTTCTGCTGATGCAAGCGAATGGAAGAAAAAGTATCAGGCGAAGTTGTCTGACGAGGAAAAGGCCAACGAAGAAAGGGAATCTGCAACAGCTGCCATGCAGAAAGAACTTGAAAATCTTCGTGCCGAGCGAGACATCGCAAACTATACCGGAACCCTTACTGCTCCGGAAATCGGAATGGATGTTGACACTGCCAAAGATGTCGCATCTGCCATGCAGGAAGGGAACATGGTCAAAGTGATCGATGGGATCCGCAAGTTTATTGCATCCCATGACAAAGCAATGGCAGAAAAAGCCATGCTGAACAATCCGACACTGCCTGGTGGGAGTTCCACCAAGACAGTGACCAAGGCAGAGTTCGATGCTATGGGATATACAGAAATGGTTGCGTTCAAGGCCGAGCATCCGGACTTGTACGCAGAGTACATCAAAACGTAAGGAGTTGAATCCACATGGGTGAAACCACAAAACTGGCTAACCTCATTGATCCGGAGGTTCTGGCTGCGTATATTGACAAAAAACTGATCAACAATATCGTGTTTGCTCCTCTTGCCACTGTCGATATGACTCTGGTTGGCAACCCTGGTGACACGATCAAATTCCCGTCCTACGCTTACATTGGTGCTGCTTCTGATCTGACTGAAGCGAGTGCGATCAGCACTGTTTCGCTGAATGCGTCCACCGTTTCCGTGAAGATCAAGGAAGCCGGTAAGGGTGTGGAAATCACTGATACTGCTATCCTGTCTGCCTTTGGCAATCCTGTCGAAGAGATTGCTTCTCAGTTGCTGAAGAGCATGGCTGACAAGGTTGACATTGATATGCTGTCCACCATGAATGGTATTGCTGCCGGTATGACCTTTTCCGGTGTTTCCACTGTCATGGATATCTCCGACAGTCTGGAACTGTTCGGTGAAGACATTGACGGACAGAAAGCACTGCTCGTTTCCCCGTCCATGTATACCAAGATCCGGAATACCAAAGACTGGGCGCCTGCTTCTGAATTTGCTGCCGGTGCGCTCGTTCGTGGTTCTGTTGGTCAGATCTTTGGTTGCGACATCATGGTGAGCAATCGTCTGACTGCTTCGCAGAATGCCTACATCGTCAAGCCCGGTGCGCTCCGTATCGTGCTGAAGCGTGACACTCTGCTTGAAGCTGATCGTGACATCCTTCGCCGGGTGAACGTCTACACTGCTACCAAACATTATGTAACTTACCTGTACAACGCTGCAAATGCGATTAAACTGACCACCTGATAAGGGGGAAAGTATAGATGGGAATGTTAATCCATCATACTTGGCTTGAACAGCAGAAGCAGAATGAAAAGCCTAAAAAGGCTGAGACTGCTCCTGTTAAGGAACATAAGGAAGAGTCCTCTGAACCTGTAAAAAGGGGCAGACGGAAGATGAAGTAAGGGGGAACCGCCATGACGGATGCTGAGAAAATTGCAATGGTGAAGACTCTTGTTGAGTCTGATGCAAACGCTACTGACGATGTTGTGGCGGTTTACCTCAATCTCGCTATGAACGCTATGTTGGAACGGCTTTATCCTTACGATTCCGATAAGGATGAGATCCCTTCCAGATACGATACGATTCAGTGTGAATTGGCAGCACGTTATTACCTCCGCAGAGGTGGGCAAGGCGAGATTAATCATGAGGAAAATGGTGTCAACCGTCAGTGGGCAAGCGTTGATGACGAAGACATTCTGAAAAGGCTTACCCCGTATGCAAAGGTCGGTGGTGGTTAACCATGCGTATTCTGGAACGGAACAAACAGGATCTGTGGTATTCGAATCCGACATCGGTAGCATACGCAGAGGATTCAAATGGATTCAAAACCGGAGAGAAGACCATTGCTTACGGGAATCCCACAAAAGTGCGGATGTCCATTGCAATCTCTTCCGGTGCGAACAACCTTGGTTCTCAAGGTATTGCGACTGTCGAACCCTATGGTCTTGTGACCGGATATACGCACAGAGCAGTAACGGAAGATCTGAACTGTCCAATGGGGGAACTGTCCCATGTATGGTTCGGAATTCTGCCGACAAGGTCTGTGACTAACAACGGGGTTGAAACAGAAGTTGCAGTACCGCATAACTTTGTGGTTGTTCGTAAAGCGAAGAGTCTGAATCATCTGATCTACTACCTCAAGGAAGTGGATGTGCAGTGAATCTGAAGATCAAATTGTCTCCAGAAGCAATCCATGAAGCAATCGGAAGATTGTTGGAAATGCAAGACAATATTGAATACGGATTAAAGCAGACTGTCGAGATCCTCACAAAAGAAGGAGCAGAAGTCGCAAAAAGCACATTCGGTGGAATGGCATCTGTTGATTCTGAAGCAGATGGATTTTACGGAGTTATCAGAGCAAGCGGAGATGCCGTTTATATTGCAGAGTTTGGTGCAGGAGATGCAACCATGCCTGTACTGTTTGAGAATTATCCTGGTGTAGACGTTTACAAAGGATCCTATTCTGAACAGGTTGGTTCACATGAATACGCAGAAACCGGAAGATGGCATTTCGGTGGTTTGGAGTATACAGAGGTTGAACCAAAGGCAGGAATGTTGGGTGCATTGTACCACATCAAAGAAAACAGTACGGAAGTCGCATTGGGGGTAATTAAACTATGATTGATATTGAAAGCAAAGTGGTTGACACAATCTTCAATGCAGTCAGAGCAAATAATGCCTATCCAAATGCAGACATTACAACTGGTTTTGATGAACAGACTGCGACATTTCCATGTGTAGTGGTAGAAGAAGTTAACAATGCTCCACTAAGACGGATGGACACTGATGATTGCGCTGAAAATTATACAATGCTGACTTATGAAGTCAGTGTATATACGGATGATGTAAACAAGGCAAAAACGGAAGGAAAGAAGATCCTTGAGATTGTGGATACTGCTCTTCAAGGATTGAAATTCCGCAGAATTCGCAAGAATAAACCTTTGAACATCAACCGGACGGTCTTCCGTCAGTATGCAAGGTATGAAGTGATTGTCGGAAAACCAATTATTGATGGCAACAAAACAATCTACCAGATGTACAGACGGTAGATCAGACTAACATAAGGAGTTGAGAACATGGCACTTGAGTTCAATACCATTGGTGTAAAGCTTGGGTATTGTGTGGCATCGAATGCTAGTCGGCCTACTACCGGATATACCAATATTCCGGACATTAAGAGCATTCCTGCCATTGAACTGACCCCGTCCAAATTGGACGTAACAAATCTCATCGACAGATATCGCAGGTTCATCAATGGCGTACAGGACGCCGGGGATGATATCGCCGTCACGGCAAACCTCACTGCGAGTCTGAAGACGATCTGGACTACTCTTGTCGCTGCTGCTGCTTCTGCTTATGCGAGTAGCAGATCCACATGGTTTGAGATCAGCATTCCGAATTATGACAGTTTCTTCTTTGCCGGTATCCCCACTGAAATGGGAACGTCTGAGTTGGGGGTTGATGCCGTTATCGAAGCTACACTGCACATCATTCCGAATGAGATTGCAGGATGGGCAACGAAGTCTTCGTAACCTAATAACTGTTGTTAAGCGCAGGACAGTGGGATGAATATCCCATTTCCGTTGCCCGTATCTTCGGATTACTGCCTTAACATATAAATATTAACCTATACGGGAGGAGAGTATTTATGGCTACCAATGAAAAGAATGAACAGATTAGACCGATTATTATTCATGATGAAGAAAATGGGAACGAGTACACTCTTGAATTCAATCGTGAATCAATCCGATTCGCTGAAGCAAGAGGATTTAACATCAATGATGTTGAGAGATACCCAATGACGAAACTTCCGGAACTGTTCTATTACGCTTTCCGGATGCATCATAAGAATGTTTCTAGAGAAAAAGCAGATCGGATTCTGTTTGATGATCTGGGTGGTATGCCGAGTGGCATGGCTGAAAGGCTTGGTGCTTTGTATGGAGTCCCGTTTGAAGCACTGACCAATGATGAGGACAAGGGAAAAAACTCAAAGGTGACAGTGGAGTTCTAAACTCAGAAGAGAATTCCCTGTCACAGAAACTGACATTAACGGAGATATTTAATGAAGTATGCCCTATTTATATGGCATACGGAATGACATATGAACAATTCTGGTTTGGGGATCCGTGGATGACAAGGGCATATGCCCAAGCTTACTTGCTGAAACGAAGGATCAAGAACGAGGAACTGTGGTTGGAAGGAATCTATATGTCCCATGCATTCCAAGCAGTAATCGGAACGGCCTTTGGAAAGCATCGTGTGAAATATATCGAGAAACCTCTTGACATCTTTGAAAAGACTAAAGCAGAGAAGAATCAAGAGATTCGCAATGAAAGGCAGAAACTGATTGAATACCTCGACAGATTAAGAAGATCTGCGGATACAAAACAGGGAGTTGATGAGCATGGCAAACCTTGAAACACTTGAATTAACGATTAAATCGAATGCTGATAGTGCTTCACAGGGGTTGACGAGTCTCATCAACTCCCTTAATGCTTTACATACGGCAGTAAGCAATAACATTACTCCACTGAAAAGGCTTAATGACGAACTTTCGAAGATGAAGCAGTATAGCGGAATCAAACTGCCTAATTTTAGTGGAGCAACAGGGGATAATGCATCTAAAGCAGTCAATAGTGCCAAACGTGTTACAAAGTCCGTACAGGCACAAGCAGATGCAATTAAGGCTTGGCAAGAAGCAAGGAAACCGCTTACAATCAGTCATTTCCGTGATAACATCTGGACAGAAGAACAGGAAAAGGCTGCGAATCCTCAGTGGTTTAACAATTACGATGATAAAAAGTGGCAAGCCAAAGCGGAAGAAAGCAGAGCATTAGAGGAAAAGAATCATCAGATTGAGCAATCGTTTAATGAAACTTCTGGGAATGCGAGTGGACTGTCTAATTCACTGAAGAATGTTGCACAAGCTGCGGAAATTCCTGTTTCAAAAATCGATGCGTTGAAGATGAAACTTGAAGGTCTGGATGTCGCAATGGACAAAGCATCCAAGAAAGGTGACCTTCTTGGCGTTGCGAATAAGAGACTTTCTCAGTTTTCAACATATGACAAGATTGAAAAAGAAACTGCTGCACTACAGAAGCAAAGTACTGAAGTCGAAAAAACTGCCACAGTCACATCAAAGCTACAAGATGCGTTTAAGGGTTTAGGAAAAGCGGTAGGCAGAGTCGGACGGATTTTCTCTACCATGTTGATCCGTACTGCTTTGAAGAGTCTGATGAAAGCATTCTCCGAATCCTGGAGTGCAGCTTATCAGTTTTCCAAAGCTATGGGTGGGGATTTTGCTCAGTCTGTTGAAAAAGCAAAAACGCTGATGTCCGGTATGGCTACCAACATTATTAGCGCATTCTCTCCTGCGATTTCTGCCTTGGTTCCTGTATTACAGGCAGTATCCAATGCGGTTATGTACCTATGCAATGCGATTAAATCCCTGTTTTCAATGCTTGGTATGAGCAGTGATCTGTTTGGTGCAAGCACTGATGCGATCAATTCTTATTCGAAAGCTGCCGGTGGTGGTGGAAAAGCGAATAAGGAAATGCTTGCATCTTTTGATGAATTGAACGTCATCTCCCAGGAGTCCGGTGGAGGTGGTGGAGGTGGTTCCTCCTATGTCAAAGGGATGTTCTCCGACATCATCTCCGATGAAATGGCGAAGATTCAGCTGATTGTGAGTGAATCTCTGCTTGCGTTAGGTCTGATTCTTGCGTGTACGGGTCATATTCCGATTGGTGTTGCTTTGATGGCGGTTGGTGCAGCCGGTATTGCAAAGACAGTGTTTGAAGATTGGGGCAAACTCTCTACTGAAGTGCAGGGTCAATTGACAAACCTCATGGCAATAATCGGTGGTGCTACACTTGTCATTGGTGCGATTCTGGCATTCTCCGGTGCAAATATTCCGCTAGGTATCGGATTGATGGCAATTGGTGGGGTAAACCTTGGTGCTGCAATTGGATTAAATTGGGACAGTATGGTTTCAACTATTCAATATGCTCTCAACAATGTTGAACTTATCTTTACAAATATGTGGTCATTAATTGTTGCAGCTGCCGATGCCGCATGGACTGCCATTTCAGTGTGGTGGGAAGCAACGGGAATTGGCACATTTTTCCGTAATGCATGGGGTGGAATCAGTTCGTTCTTTAAAGGTTTGTGGGAAACAGTATCTGAACTTGCACATAGCGCATGGGTAGCAGTTGGAATATGGTGGAAAACAAAAGTCTTAACAAATATTTCAAAGGTATGGGATGCAATCACTAGTTTCTTTAGTGGTCTGTGGGAAGGAATCAGCACTGCTGCATCCAATGCGTGGGACAATGTAAAAAAATGGTGGGAATCGACGGGCATTGTAGAAGGGGCAAAAAGGATATGGAATGAAATTGGAAACTTCCTTCAGAATACTATTTG